GTCCAATGGACGCTAACCCGAAGCACGACTTTTGGTTATGCCACGACATATGCCGTGGCATATACCGTAGCGTGCTCCCTGGCGCTATTACGCGCTAAAGCCATATTAATATGGCGTTACCCATCTCGGCTTGATGTCGACGCGCCGAGGGCGTCCAGCACGCCTAAGGTGATTCTTGTCGGCACTAGGCTGAGTGCCTTGTTTCAAGAGTACCTTAAGCAAGGCGCCGTGTCCATCCAAAGGATCAGATGGGAGAACGGCGTTCACCACATAGCCCTTAACCAAAGGGCGATGTAAGTGCTCGCATTCCCTCTGAGTCTCATAACCCAGAAAGGAGAAACGACCCAGCGCCGGAGAGGATTCTTCAACCACGGGATAATGCGTAAGCATCTCCTCCAATTGAGAATCCAGCCATTTCGTGGTGCCCCAGCAACCAGCTTTAAAAAGCTGATTAGCCAAGGAAACCGTAGAAATGACCTCCGGGGCATGCTTCCGTACGTGAGGAAATACACGACGAACCTTGACAGCAGTAACGTCATGGCCGTCATAGTACTCCTTACCGCAAGACTCCCTGAATCTACCGATCCAGAAAGACTTGGCCATGTTAACCTTCGCTCCAAAAAGCGAAAGAACATGGGTAACGGAATGCACCGAGTCAGTGGGAACAATGATATCGTCCCCATAGACTCGTACCTGATCAAGGTATCTCTTAATCTGAGACACCTTGGTAAAGCGGGTATTGAGCTCTCGCTCAACCCCAAGGAAGCAAATGGTCAAAAAGACCATAGCCTCGATGGGAAAGGTGAGAGCAGAACCCATAGACGCGAACTTGGCCAAGCGTATAACGCCATGACCAGGAACATCAGCACGCCGCGACCTACAACTTTCCACAGCCCCCTGCAATAAGGGGTTATTGGATAGTAGGTGACGGACGAGCTGATTAGAGACCCGATCGGATGCCTCGCTCAAATCGAGCGTGGCAAGGGAGCCAGTACGGCTTCCCTCCCTAGCCAGACGTTGGTTATGCGTCTGATCTGAGGTACCGATAAACATATTCAGGTATGAGCCTGATATGTGTTGGATCATTGACTGCATGACCGCCTGCTGTGCATACTGCATAGCAGTTGGCTCAACAGCAATGATCCGAGGGGTCTTCTGCGTCTTAGGAACTGATATAACCCTAACGGGTTGCTCAGAACCGGGTTCCAGATAGGTCACTGCTCCCTCATGCACGTAGCGTGCATTTGGAAACAGGTAATCGCATGCAGGGAAATATTCCTCCAGGCGATCGGTCCAAACGTTAAGCCGATACTTTCCGTTTCCACGGAGTTTATCAGCAGTCGCGCCCGGACCATGTCTCGGGATAAGTTCTCCGAAATAGATTTGTCTATCTAGATCGTTGAACAGATCACGAAACAGTAGTTGGGAGACGCGCTTAAAATCTTCAATGTCTGAAGATGATAAGTTGGCATCTGACAACTTGACCTGTCTGTCACACTCGATATATTCTGACATCGCTTCCCTCTCTCGAGCATCACTGCAAGGGAGAAGGATCTTGCTGAACAACAGCGTCAACTGACGCACAGCAAGAATTGCATCGATATCAGGATCATCGAGCAATACCCCACTATCACGATCAAACACTAGATCGAGGAAACCTCCGAGAAATCGGGGGAGACCTGCATGCCAGGAGAAACCCTGGAACATGTTGCGATCTACCAGCCCTTGGTCAAGACTTTTTTGGAAGTCCTTTCCAAAGGAAGGTAAGGTTATCGTCAAAAACGATAACCCCTCGTGTTTGTATCGACTAAGGACGGTTTCCCAGTCCTTAGTGGTGGTGGTGCGACATCTGACAGCGAAATCAATCGCTATCATTTTCCAGAGCACAATTTGGCTTTTCATGTTGCCTCCTAATAGAGGTCGACATCCATAGCCAAATGGTTGGGTCTAGGACACAGGCGTCAAACGAAGACGCCCGTGAACAATACCAAACCTCCTAGGAGGGAGAAAACTCCCAGAACTAGGATGAGCAGGACAATGATGATGGAGTTATGATTTTGGTTAATCATAAGCCCCAAATCGGTGTTCCTGTTCAAGGTTCTACTCCTTTCCTTAATTAAGAAGTCAATTAAGACTTCAAAGGAATCACGTTCTTGTCTTAACGTAGGTCTGCTATGCCAATCAAGGCGTGTCAGCCGACGAGGAGACGTCCTCTATGATCTTCCGATCGTTTAGGACTCGCCTCCGACAAGCTTCGTGAACTTTTCGAACGACGTAGCCGAAAGAATTTCTGCGAATCCTTCGTAGATCTTCTTCAGTTCTTCATTCGAAAACCCAGTCAGAGGGCGATCCACAACCACATAAATGGAAGTGGATGCTTCTTCATTCTGGGACGGGAGTAGGGTGGAAGCTACCACCTTAGTATTGTCAACCCTCATCGTGTGACGCTTACGCCCCTTACCGGTGCGTTGCGTACTCAATGAGAGAGCCAACAGTCCATCAGCGGATTCATACTTCGCTTTTCCTTCGCCCGTTTGGGTTCGGGGGAGCGAGGTAGTTACTCCGTTGATTTTAATTGACTGTGGGTCTGCCAGCATCTGGCGTGCTCCTAACTGCAGAGAGTTACTCTGCTCGTGGTTGTACAGTGAATGTACGCTACAGCAGGGTTATCCCAGCTGCAACGAGTATGGCAATTTGGACAGGTGATAAATCTGCCGAAGTGCCAAAACCGAAGGGGTTAGCCGGGCGCCTGACTTTCGAAGTAAATTCGATAGTCTGTGGCGGTACCGTCCTAAGGTCAAGGGCCGGATTAGGTCCTTTTTCCCTAAGGGCATGGGTTACTACGGTGGAACGTTCTTCCATCATGTAACCATACCGCATAACCAGGCCTTGCTCAGCGAAGTTAGTGACATTAGCAATAACGTCGCCGACATTCGAAAAATAATCGACGGCCCAACTCCATGGAGTCAACTCCCAGAGAACATCTGGCGTAAGGGTAGTGCCGAAAAGCTTATCGGCATCAGATCCATTACCGAGGAGTCTTTGCCAACTATCAGTCTGGCTAGGAACACCATAGGTAAAGCATCCTGAAAACCATTTACGTCTCGTTTCCTTAATCGAGAGAGTTGATTTCACTGGACCGAAAATAGCAGAGAAGAAGCCAGGGTACCCGGTAGGACCAAGTGGAACTACCGAAGCACTCGTGGACAACTCAAAACTAGATTCGGTCTGCTCTATGGGGAATTTGAACTCGTGGCGAACGTTCCGACCAGCATCACGATGATACTGTTTAAGTATATCGCGTGCTTTTTGGACGGACTGAAGCGTTTGTTCAACATCATGCTTCAGGGGAAGCCATCCGAACTCAGCATTCAGAAATTCTGATGCTGCGGCTCGGACGATTTCCGCACGTTTCTTCCAGAACGAGATACCCGGTAGGGACGGAAGTCCCTCACGATGTATTTCGGCTAGAGAGGTGCCCAAGTTCGCATTAGGATTAGTTGGCGCAACCAGCTTGATTGCAGTAGTCCCATACTGGTCCAGGTCGGAAGTATCTTTCGACCGAAGATTCGTAGAGGACAATAATGCTTGCTGCAACAAGGTTGGAAGCGTGGCGCTATCAATAGGGGTGCCAATGCGCGCACGAATGCGTTCACTGCCAGTCCCTATCGTAACGAGCTTCGTAGGAAAACTACGACGTGCTCGGGTCGAATAAAACGGCCCGCCACCATTACGATAACCAGTTTTAGGGTTAATCGGATGGCCTTCCGTCTCAGTATACTGAGACCCGATCTCAATCTTTTGAGAGGAAGGATTATTCCACGTTTTACCCCCGTTACTCGACAATGAGAACGTTGGGTAAATATCGTAGAACTTCCTCTGTTTAGGTTGGATCGGCATAAAGCGAGTTCCTCCTTCTCCTTACGGAAAACCTCCATTACTGGAGGGGTGGATAATGCACTGCACATGGGCACCTATCTTAG